ACAAAAACGGTATTATGAATGTAGACCTTATTGAAGTAAAGCCTCAGAGCCAAACACTGATTGAACGAGCAGGTAAAAATAGAAATAATCAGCTACAGTGGGCTAAAAATCAAGTAAAATGGAGAGCAGCGCAGAATTGGTGTAGTAGACAAGGTATTAAATTCAGAGTCCTAACTGAGAATGATTTATTTGTTAATGGTAGGTTAGGATAAGTAAAAGTATGAAAAAATTAGAAGAAATTTTAAATTTACCCGAAAGCAAAAAGATCATTAAAAAAGAAGAGCAGGAAAAGGCTGTTGAAGCAGCGGCACCTTTACTTAGAGACATTAGCGAGTTCGATAAAATAGCGCAAGCGTTACCACAAGTTAAAGGTTTGGGCGATGCTAGCGATGAAGAATTTGACGCATTAGCACAAAGAGCTACAGATGCCTTTGATGATTTGATGGACCTAGGTATGAACGTAGAAGCAAGGTACTCGGGCAGAGTTTTTGAAGTAGCAGGCACAATGCTTAAAAATGCTATTGACGCTAAAGCAGCAAAAATTGATAAGAAGCTCAAAATGGTAGAACTTCAGCTTAAAAAACAGAAACTTGACCAAGATACTAAAACAGACACCGATATGGATGTCACAGGATCTGGAGTTATTATATCAGATCGTAACAGCCTAATCGAAAAACTTAAGAATATGAAATAAATATAATATCGGGATTCACTATGAAATCATTTAAAGAATACTTAACAGAAAATATAGAAGAGAAAAAATACTCTTTTAAAATTAAAGTGGCGGGTGAATTACCTGAACACTTCGAGGACGCTGCTAAAGCAGCACTTCAAAAATATCAGGTAGCTTCTTTTAACAAAGGAAAAACTACACCTATACAAGCTAAACTAGTGGATTTTCCTACCTTAGAAAATCTTCAAGTAACTGTGTTTGATATAGACTTAGATTATCCTACTACAAGTACAGTACTAACATCATATATGGCAGAACACACAGGTGTTGATCCTTGCTGTATACGTGTACGTAGTTTAAAAGAAGAAGAAGAAGCAGAACTAAATGCTCAAAATTTAATAGATTCTGATAAAGAAGCGTTATTAACACAAGAATATACTAAAGAAAATAATCAGAATTTAGTAGGCGACAAGCACGTAGCTAGTTTCCTTAAAGAACTGTCAAAAGCTAGTAAAGAACATCAACCCAGTCAGTACAAAGGTGTAAATGAAAAGATCTTGGCTAAATCAGCACCTAAAGAAAAATCATCAGCTTCTGAAAAAGTTGGTCCTGCTAAAAGTGTATTAAAAGGCTTAACAGGTAATCCAAATCCAAGAAAAGGAAAATAAAATGAATTTTAAAGAATTAATGGCACGTATGGCCGAACTAGATAAACCTGTTCAAGAATCAGATAAAGCATCTAACGATTATGATGGTGATGGTGAAGTAGAATCTGGTAAAGATGAATACATGGGTTCTCGTGATAAAGCAATTAAGAAGGCTATGGGCAAAGAAGACGACGAAGCCAAGGAAAGTATAGATCAACTAGCCATGGAAGTACAACAAGAAGTTGATGAATGCGGCATGAGTCCTATGAGCATGTCTAGTCCTATGGGCATGAACAAGCAACAAGACAATGTTAGCATGAATGTTAGTATGAATGGTTCAGGCAGCGGCGGCATTAGAGATTTAATGAATATCTTACGTAATTTAGAAGATGGTCCATCTGATGATCATGGAGATCACGACGACGGGTTAGATATGAAGATTGGACAGCCAGCATTAATAATGAAAAAAGATCCTGTTCTAGGAGACGAATTTGCTAATAGTCCAGACCCAATAACTAAACAGCAAGGGGCATTTCCACAAGACACAGGAAACGACATGCATCGTCCAAAAGGATCTTATCCAGCAACAGCAGGCGGCGATAATCCTATGGCTCTAGAAAATATTGTATCTAGATTAGATAGACTATATAAAGAAGTAAGAGAGAAGTAATAGTGTAAACAGGCACTCAAACCGGGCGTAATGCCCGGTTTTTTATTGTAAATAGTATTATGGCAAGCAAAAGTTTAGATGGTGTCTTAACTAAAAAGGCACATACAAAAGAAACATTTACAGAGAAGCAAATTCAAGACTTGTTGTCCTGTGCTGATTCCGACACGGGATATCATTATTTTTGCGGAAACTTTTTTTACATACAACATCCTGTTAAAGGTAAAATGTTGTTTGAACCTTTTGAATATCAAACAAGATTACTAGATGCGTATCATGGGCATAGATTCAACATTAATATGTTGCCTAGACAGATGGGTAAAACTACCTGCGCAGCTGGATACTTGTTATGGTACGCAATGTTTCATCCAGATCAAACTATACTAATATCAGCTCATAAGTATACAGGATCACAGGAAATTATGCAGCGTGTGAGATATGCCTATGAACTGTGTCCGGACTATATACGTAGTGGTGTTATTAACTATAACAAAGGTAGTATAGAATTTGATAACGGTAGTCGTATCGTGTCAACTACTACTACTGGTAATACCGGACGCGGTATGAGTATCTCGCTTCTGTACTGCGATGAGTTTGCGTTTGTACCTCCTAATATCGCCGATGAATTCTGGACTAGTATTTCACCAACACTGGCTACAGGTGGTAAAGCAATTATAACTAGCACACCCAACAGCGACGAAGACACATTCGCTACAATATGGAAGGAAGCTAACAAGAAATTCGACGAATACGGCAATGAACAAGATGTTGGTGTTAATGGATTCTTTCCTTTTACTTGTAAATGGAGCGAACACCCGGACAGAGACGAAGCATGGTCTGTTCAAGAACGAAGTCGTATTGGTGAGGAACGTTTTCGTCGAGAATATAATTGTGAATTCTTAGTTTATGACGAAACACTGGTTAACAGTATTTGTCTAGCAGGGCTAGAAGGAAAAGCGCCTATACTGAATATGGGACAAACTCGCTGGTATAAAAAGCCTAGTTCAGAACACATTTATGCCATAGCATTAGATCCAAGTTTAGGTACAGGTGGAAACAGTGCTGGTATTCAAGTTTTTGAATTACCAAATTTTGTACAAGTAGCAGAATGGCAGCATAATCTTACACCTATACAAGGGCAAATACGAATTCTCAAAGAAATTTTAAAATATTTACAAGATGAAATGGGCGAAGAAAACAGTAGAAATATCTACTGGAGTGTGGAAAATAATACGGTAGGAGAAGCAGCATTGATTTGCATACGCGATATTGGGGAGGAAAACTTTCCGGGGTTATTTGTTAGCGAACCTATACGTAAAGGACATGTACGTAAATTTCGTAAAGGATTTAATACTACACACAATAGCAAAATTTCTGCTAGTGCTAGATTAAAATATTTGATAGAATCAGGTAAAATGACTGTTAATAGCAAGCCCTTAATTTCCGAGCTAAAAGCCTTTGTTGCTAAAGGTATCACATTTAAAGCTAAAGAAGGAGAACAAGACGATCTTGTTAGTGCTTGTTTGCTCATAGTTAGAATGAGCCAGATATTAGCTGATTGGGATAGTAGGGTTTTTGATAATTTTAGCAGTAATGAAAGCTTTTCCGATGAAGAATTTGAGCTGCCAATGCCTATTTTCATTTCCTCTAGCATAGGATAAATATCATTATGGATATGAATCTAAGTTTAATTGCCGATGAATTGTTTGCCAAAATTAGGTCACAATTTCCTAGTATCGAGTTAGAAGATGAAAAGGGCGATCCCACAGATGAGCCTAAATTAGCTCGATCGTTTAAGTTTGATTTTAAAAAGAAACACTTAGATTTAGGCTCGATAGAAATAGATATTTCCGATGACGACGGTATGGTTATTATTTTTAGTAACGATATTATATCTAAGCAGCCCGATCGTGTTAGAAAGCTTTGGTTTAATTTTACAAGAGAACTTAGAGAATTTGCCAAGCAAAAGATGCTTAACTATCAGATACGAGATATCAATTTAAATCAGTTAGAAAAAAGAGATGGAGAAACGCAAATGACCGAAAGTAAGTTATGGGGCACCAGCAAAACCAGTTATCAAGATTTAGGCGAAACAAAAATTATTATTAAACATACACAGCCTGTGAATCTTAATTTAGCCGCTGGAAGAACCATGCACATTGAAAGTATTTTCATTGAAAATGATCAAGGGGAGCGTTTCCGTTATCCATACAGACACCTTAATGGCGCTAGAGCACTTGCTCAGCACGTAGGCCATGGCGGAACCAGTTACGATGATATAGGTACACATATTATTGGTCTCAGCGAAGAAATGAGCAAACTTAAAATGTTCAAATCTTACGTAGAGCGTAATCCTGTAGTCAGCGAAGCAATGAGTGACGTTAATAGTAAGGTGCTAGAGAGAATTCAAGAAGTAAAAAAAGAAATACACAATCTACAAAAAAGTTCTTATTATGAAGAATTTGCTGAATCATTTACCAGTAAGTCTAACAATGAAATCCCAGAAGAAATTATTAACGACTGGGTAGATCGTTTAACTATCAAAACTTTTAACGAAGAACTTAAGAACGTATTTCCCTACATTTATAAGTTAGTAGGCGAAGATAATTTACCAATTAGAGTAATTAATCCAGAAGATATAGGTGGCGTTGAGATTAAAGATACTACTGAGCAAATTCAAGATGAAATAGATGAACTAGTAGACTTTGAAGGATATCTGAATCGCCTTGTAGGTGAAGGTGCTGACATTTTCAGTAACGATGAAGACCAACAAGCAGAAGCAGTTCAAAAGTTAAATGAACTAGTTAGTCAGGAGTTACCAGTAGGACCAGACGGTAGCAATGCCACTGGTAGTTTAAAAGACATTATCGACGACGACGAGTTGTTTGACATATTCAAAGAGTTGGCCGACGTAAGTCCTGAAAGTGATGTACGACCTATTCTTAAAGATTATATTAAAATAAAAGACGAAGAAAATGGCACAGATGTCCTAGGTAAAATTAATTTCCCAGAAGGGGATCAAGCACCGGAACCAGCAGAAGAACCAGAAGCAGCTCCAGCAGCTCCAGCGCCAGCACCAGACGCAGCAGCTCCAGCGCCAGAAGCACCAGCTGTTCCACCAACTATGCCAATGACACCAGGAGTAGCTATGCAAGAAAATATTAAACGTGTAATCGAGAAAGCCAAGGCAGCTGGCATGACCCAAGAAGATACTTTTACTCTATTCGGCGAAGAAGTCACATTAGGTGATGCTATTCGACGTGTTGGACTAGATTTAAATGAATTCTTCGGAGACGGTTATAAAGATAGCGGAGATGAAGTTGTTGAATTTGTTCGTAGCATGTTTGACGAGGAAGGAAACACTCCAAAAGGACCGACTGGTGTACTTATTAGTGTTGAAAAGAAATTTGGAGAAGAGGCACTAAGTAAAGCTAAAAGTGTAATGAACGAATTAATGACACAGGCAGAAATGCGTCGAATTCAAGAGTTATCTGGACTTTCGACTCAAGAAGGATTCGGTGACATGGTAAATTATGCTGCTGGTAAAGCAGGAGAATTCGCCGGCGGAGCAGCTAAATTAGCCGACAAAAAAATTCAAGGCTATAAAGATCTTGGAAACAAAATATCACAAAAAGCTAGTCAATTTGGTTCAGATATTGCCCAAGGCGCTAGTAACGCAGTTGACGCAGCTACGTCAGGTTATCAACAAGCCAGACTGGGCTACAGCCAACCCTTGGGACAAGCAGGTCAGCCAGACAACAGTAAGCTCGGACAGGATATTCGCGGTCAAGACAGTAGTAAAATGACGCAACCTCCAGGAACTGGACCGAAGAATATTGGTCAAACTCCACCTAGTATGGGAAAAGGTATTCCAAGAAAAGGACAACCAGCAATGCCAGAGAGTTCCGAATTGGCAGCTATGCTAAGAATCGCTGGTTTAAGATAAATGGCAAAATAAGTCAAAAAAAATCTGTTATTTCTCTTGTAAGACTAAATAAAAACGCATACAATACAACGTATGCGTTTTTTGTTTTAGTGGGTACTAGAACAAACTAAAGGCAAATATAGGCTAACAATAGGAGATAACCATGGCAACTTTAGCTGAAATCAGAGCGAAATTAAAAGAGCAAGAAACCCGCAGCAGCGGCGAATCAAAAGGCGGAGACAATTCAATTTATCCGTTCTGGAACTTAAAAGAGGGTTCCGAATCCACAGTACGCTTCCTTCCAGATGGTAATAAAGACAATACCTTTTTCTGGGTAGAACGTTCTATGATCAAACTTCCTTTCGCAGGAGTCAAGGGTCAAACAGAAAGCAAACAAGTTACAGTCAACGTTCCATGTATGGAAATGTATGGCGAAACTTGTCCTATCCTTAGTGAAGTGCGTGGCTGGTTCAAAGATCCAAGTCTCGAAGACCAAGGCCGTAAATACTGGAAGAAACGTAGTTACATTTTCCAAGGCTTTGTGGTAGAAGATGGTCTGAAAGAAGACAGTCAACCAGAAAATCCAATCCGTAGATTTATTATCGGTCCACAGATTTTTCAACTAATCCGTGCTGCTTTGTTAGATCCAGAGATGGACGATCTGCCAACAGATGCCGTCAACGGTGTTGATTTTAAACTAATCAAAACTAGCAAGGGCGGTTACGCAGATTATAGCACTAGTAAATGGAGTCGTCGTAGTCGTCCATTAGATGACAAAGAAGCGGCAGCATTAGAAGCACATGGTCTTTTTGATTTAAAGGACTATTTGCCTAAAAAACCTAGCGACGTAGAAGTCAAAGTTATTAAAGAAATGTTCGAAGCTAGTGTAGATGGTGAGCCATTTGATATGGAACGTTGGGGACAGTATTTTAAACCAGCAGGAATGAATCAAGTTACTGGCGATCCTAATACAACTAAGACAGTGGCCAAGGCATCCGACGACGAAAGTTTCGATGAACCAGCCCCATCAAAACAAGAATCTTCCACCGCTTCATCTACATCAAGTAGCAAAGCAGAAGATATTCTTGCTATGATTCGCAACCGTCAGAAGTAATTAGATATAAGTAGAGTGTTGTTACTCTACTTAATAATTATGGATTGGAAAAGAATCGAGGAGGCGCAATGGAAATTGCGCCAACATCCCTTAACAGCTAGACAAAGTATTGGTTGCCTTGAAGATTTAAAGGTCTTCATGGAAAACCATGTCTACGCTGTTTGGGATTTCATGTGTTTAACTAAAGAGCTTCAGAAATATCTTGCTCCTAGTGGTAGCCCATGGATTCCTATATACTCAGCTTCGTCCCGCAGATGGGTAAATGAAATTGTATTAGGCGAAGAGAGTGATATTACATTTGACGGCAAAGGACATCTAAGTCACTTTGAGTCATACCTAGAAGCAATGAAAGAAATAGGTATAGATACTGAATGGATTCGTAACTGGCCTATGTTAGTTCAAGCTATAGGATGGAGTAATGCTCTACAGCATCCAAAAGTTCCTAAGCCAGCAAAATTTTTTATGACTCAGACTAAGAGTTTCATAGACACAGGTAAACCTTGGATTATTTGTTCAGCATTAGCGTTAGGTCGAGAAGATTTATTGCCTGATCAATTTAGTTC